GTCCTGAACTGGCCGCCCGTGACGGCCGCACCTGGAAAATGACCGACCCCGACGCGTTCGTGGCGGCGCAAAAGTGTTCGAAGGCCCAGCCGATCCTGGTGGACTTCGACCACCTGTCGTCCTTCACGCCCGAAGAGGGCGGCGACCAGACCGCCGCTGGCTGGATCGAAGAGTTGGAAGTGCGGGACGGGCAGGTCTGGGCGCGTGTCGCCTGGACGGTTCGCGCCGCCGCCCAGATCGCCGACCGCGAGTGGCGCTTCGTCAGCCCGGAATTCCTCGCCCACAAGACGACCAAAGAGGTTGCGGTGCTGCGCGCCCTGAGCCTGGTCAACCGCCCGGCCTTCGACATGGTCGCGCTCGCTCACGAACAACTGAAGAAAACCGGAGACACCCCCATGCTGAAATCCATTGCCGCCGCCCTGGGCCTGAAGGACGACGCGACCGTAGAAGAGGTCATCGCCGCGATCCAGGAAAAGGACCAGGAACTGGAAACCGCCCGCGCGTCGAGCGTGCCGTCGCTCGACCAGTACGTGCCGCGTGCGGACTATGACCTGGCTCTGGCCCGCGCCGACGGCGCCGAGGCCAAGCTGACCGAGAACGCCGACAAGGCGCGCAAGGATGAAGCGACCACGCTGATCGAGAAATGCGTGACCGAGGGCAAGATCGCCCCGGCGTCCAAGGACCACTACCTGAACATTGCCACGCGCGACCAGGCGGGGTTCGACATGGTCAAAGAGCTGGCCGGCACCCTGCCCAAGCTGACCGACACGCCGGACCTGGACGACAGCAAGCCGAACGCCCACGGCCTGACCGACCTGGAGCGTGAAACGGCCGCCAGCCTGGGCCTGACCGAGGAACAGTTCGCTGCCCAGAAGGCGACCGACAACGCCGCGCGCTGATCCGCGCCCAACTCACCTAACAACCAAAGGAGCCAATCATGGCGACGACCGGAGAACGCAACACTCAACGCCGTGACGGCATCATCTGGAGCTTCGATCTTGCCGCCGGAGCGAAGATCAACCGGGGTGCCCTGGTTGTCCTGGACGGCGGCCTGGCAAAGCCGGGCCATACTGGCGCTGGCCTGGTGACCGTCGGTCATGCCGAAGAAAGCGCCGACCAGACCGCCGGGGCCACGCAGGTTCGTGTTCGCAAGGGGAACTTCCTCTATGCGAACTCGACTGGCGCTGACGAGATCACCGCCGCCGACATCGACCAGGACTGCTACCTGGTCGATGACGAGACGGTCGCCAAGACCGACGGCGGCGGCACCCGGTCCAAGGCTGGCGTCATCCGCAACACCGAAGGTTCGGGCGTCTGGATCGAAATCTGATCCGCCCCTGATCCCCTGTAACGAACAAGGAAACCAACATGCCCGTCCGCAAGCACATCACCGGCGCCCAGCTCATGGCTCTGTCCACTGGCTTCAAGGCGCATTTCAACGCCGCCTTCAAGGAACTCGACCCCCTGTGGCGCCAGATCGCCGAAGAGGTCAAGTCCACCGGCGCGAGCGAGAACTACGCCTGGCTGGCGCAAATCCCTGGCATGAAGCGCTGGGTTGACGAGCGCGTGATCAAGCGCTTGACCCAGAAAGCCTACATGATCGAAAACGAGCTGTGGGAAGACACGATCGCCGTGGCGCGCGTCGCGATCGAGGACGACAAGACCGGTACTTTCGCCATGGCGTTCAAGGGTATGGGTGAAGCCGCCGCGACCCACCCCGAAGAGCTGATTTTCCAGGCACTGGCGGCAGGCTTCGACAGCCCCTGCTACGACGGACAGAACTTCTTCGACACCGACCACCCGGTGACCGTGAAAGGTGAAGAGGTGTCGGTGTCGAACATGACGGCCGGGGCTGGCCCTGCCTGGTTCCTGTTGGCGACCAACCGCGCCGTGAAACCGCTGATCTATCAGAACCGGTTCGACCCGGAGCTGGAAGACAAGACCGATCCCAAGTCGTCGGACCACGTCTTCAAGCAGGACGAGTTCCTGTATGGCGCGCGCTCGCGCGGTCAGGCGGGCTATACCTACTGGCAACTCGCCCACGGGTCGAAGGCCGACTTGACGGCCGAGAACTTCGAAGCGGCCCGCGCGGCGATGACCTCGCTGAAGGGCGACGAAGGCCGTCCCCTGGGCATCGTTCCGAACCTGCTGGTGGTTCCGCCCGAGTTGGAAAGCAAGGCCGAGAAAATCCTCAAAGCCGACAAGGTCAATGGCGAGGACAACGTCAACAAGGGTAAGGCGGAAATCCTCATGTCGCCCTGGCTGGCTGCCTGATCAGGGGCCGGTTGATAGAGCGGGCCGCGCGTCGGCCCGCTTCATTGAACCGACCACAGGAGAGACCCATGGCTTCCCGCAAGACCAACACCACCAAGGCCACCGCCAGTAAGGATCAGACCGCCAACCAGGACGCGTCCGAGGCGAAAACCGACGAAGACGGCCAGTTCATCGAAGTGCGCACGTCGAACCCCGGTGGCCGCCGTCGCGCTGGCTACAAGTTCGGCAAGGACTGGAAGCGGATCGACGTTTCGGACCTGGACGAAGAACAGGAACGCCAGCTCGAAGCCGACCCCGCGCTGACGATCCGGCCGGCCCAGTAACTCCGGCCGCTACGACCGATCACCAGGCGGTGCCGCATCCTGCGACACCGCACTACCGCTAGAGGGAACCCATGGCCTACGCGACCATTTCCGCAATCCAGACGCTCTATGGCGCCGCCTTCCTGGAAGACATCACGCCCCTGGACGTGCCGGACCCTGACGCGGCTATCAACAGCGCCTTGCGCAGCGCGTCGGCCGAGATCGATGGCTATCTGTCGGCGCGCTACACCCTGCCTTTGGCAGGCTCGCCTGAAGTCCTGGAACGCCCGTGCATTGACCTGGGGGTCTATATCCTGGCGAATTCCCACGCACGGCTGACCGAGACGATCGAGAACCGGGCCAAGGAAGCCCGTTCGTTCCTGGCAAAGCTGGCCGAAGGCAAAGCAGGCCTGGGCAAGGACGAGCCCGAAGCGAAGATCGATGGCGCTGACCAGGCGAGCGCGTCTGGCGCCGCCTTTTCTGCCCAGCCCCGCAAGTTCGGCCGGGGGCGCTCCTGATGGTTGCAGCCGTGGAAGTCCAGATTGACGGGATGGATCGGGCCGTGAAGGCCGCGAACCGTCTGTCCGGGTTCGATCGGTTCGACCTGCTGGACACGATCGGCCGCTTGATCCAGCTCCAGACCCGCCAGCGGATCGCGGTCGAGAAAGAAGACCCCGACGGCAACGCCTGGAAAGAGAATTATCAGGGCACGTCGATCCTGAAGAACACCGGCGCGCTTGAAGACAGCATCGACTATCACGTCGGCGCCCACGCAATCACGGTCGGGTCGTCTCTGGTCTATGCAGGCATCCATCAGCGCGGCGGTGTCATCAAGCCGAAGACCAAGAAGGCCCTGGCATTCACGGCCGGTGGCAATGACTACGTCGTCAAACAGGTCACCATGCCGGCACGCCCCTATATCGGCTTGAGCGCCGACAACCGGGACGAAATCGAAAGCGCGGTGGGTGACTTCCTTCAGGAGGTGCTGGTGCAATGAAGATCACCCCCCTTTTGAAAGCCATTCGAGACGGCCTGAAAGACGCGCCGGCTCTGTCCGACACGTCCGACATCGAGGTCGGACCCGGTCGCTTCGATGCGTCCGATATCGAGCGCATGAGCTTTCGTGGTGAAGCGCTTCGCCCGGCCTTCCTGGGCGCGAACAGGTCGATTTCCAAGGCGGCCGGTGACCGTCGGTTCGATCTTGCTCTGGCGGTCTATGTCCTGACCGAGGGAAAGGACCGCGAGGTGCGTGGTGTCGATCTTATCGAGACTGTTGCCGAGATCATCGAGGGCAACCGGTTTGGTCTGAAAGACGGCATTTCGGACCCGGAGAACCTGCGCCTGGATGTGGTCTATGCCGGCACGGCCGACAGGAAAGGGGTGGTGATCCACGCCGTGTCCTGGACGCAGGCCGTGCGGATCGGAACTGCCGAAGGTTTGGGCGTTGCCAACGACCCCGAGGCATTGATCCAGGACGGGGTCGAGCTGACCACGACGATCGACATCACGATGGAGCCTCACCCCAATGGCTGACCTCGCCACCATCATCGCCCGCCAACAGGCGGCATTGGTCGATATGCAGCGGCGCGTCTCGAACATGGTGCGCCCTGGCAAGGTCGTCGCGGTTGATCCTGGACAGGCCCGCGTGAAGGTCGATCTGGGTGATGAAGACAACCCGATGGTGACGCCCTGGATCCGATGGACCGAACGTGCCGGCGCCAGACGCACCTGGAACCCGCCCAGCGTGGGCGAGCTGATGACCGTCATGTCGTCGAATGGCGAGATCGACGGAACGTCTCTGGCGGTGCATGGCGGCTTCACGGGCGAAAACGCGGCGCCCAGCGGTGACGGCGACGCCACGGTCTACACCGTGGGGGCTTTGACCATTACGGCCACCGCCGAGGGCGCGGTGATCGAGGCGGGCGGAACGTCCGTGTCCATTACCGGCGCGGGCTTTGCCATCGATGGCGGCGAAGTCACCCACAACGGCAAGAACATCGGGCACGACCACAAGCACAAGGGCATCGTGCCCGGCCCGGCAAACACTGGCGAACCTGTCTAAGGAGGAAACCATGGCAGACCCCAAGACCCCCGAAAAGAAGACCTATGTGGTGCAGACGGCCACCTGGATCGGCCCGCACCTGAAGCAGGTCGACGAAGAGGTCGAAATGACCGAGGAAGAGGCGCGCTATTACGTGCCCCACATCCTGAAGCTGAAAGAGGACGAGGCCAAGGCCGCCAAACCCAAGCCCAAGGCTGCGAAGGGCTGACCGATGGCGGGCATGTGTCGTGAAACCGGGCGCCGTTTGAGCGGGTGGGACCACATTCGGCAATCGCTGGATGTGATCTTTACCACCCGTGTCGGCACCCGCGTTGAGCGACGCAGCTTCGGGTCTGTCGCCCCGGAGCTCCAGGACAAGCCCGCCACCGACGACACGATCCTGGACCACTACGTCGCCATCGCCGAAGCGATCGACCAGTTCGAGCCGCGTGTGGAGCTCCAGGGCTTTGAGTTGGTCCAGGCCAACGCCGACGGCGACGCGGCGATCGACGTGATCCTGGTGGAAACGTCCACCGGCCTCACCCAACGAATGGAGGTGTCCGTATGAGCCGCTTTTCCGCACCGAACCTGGCTGATTTGCCAACGCTCGACATCCTCACCCCTTTGGGTTTCGAAGACGAACTGGCAGGCCTCAAGGAACGGGTCCTGCGGCGGGCTGAACCGCATGGGCTCGACCTGTCAGACGTGATCAACCTGGAAACCGATCCGCTGCACGTGATCTTCGAGGCGTTCGCCGAGCGGATTGTGCGGCTGAACGCAAAGGGCAATGATCAAATCCGCGCCCTGGTTCTGGCCGAGGCGACCGGGCCTGAGCTGGATCACATCGCTGCCACCTACTACGGGATTAGCCGTTTGGTTGTCACACCGGCGGACCAAACAGCCCAGCCGCCTGTCGAAGAGGTCCTGGAAGCGGATGACGATTTTCGCGCGCGGATCGCACTCGCGCCGGAGGCATACACGACCGCAGGAACGGCTGGATCGTACATCTTCCACGTCCTGGAGCTCGATGGGAAGCGAGACCTTGTGGACGCTGCGGTCTATTCGGCCGATGACGGCGCCACATATAGCGAGGGCCTGTATTCGGACAGCCACGTTTCGGGCGCAGGTTCGCTTGCACCACCACCACGATCCGACGGCGAGGCGGTTGCGCCTGGCGACGTTCTTGTCTGTGTCTTGCCAAGCCGTGACTATGGGGCGGCAGACCAAGCGCTCTTGGATCGCGCGTACCTGGCCGTGCATCCGGTTCGCCCGTTGTGTTCCTGGCCCCGGATTGAGCCCGTGCAACTGCATGAGTATTCCATCGAGGCGAAGCTCTATGTGCGTCCAGGGACTGACGCTGACGCTGTGCGCATCGCCGCCAGCGAGGCCGCAATTCGCCACCGTGACAATCGCCGGCGCATCGGAACCCGTGTCCAACAGTTCGGGATGGCGGCCGCGTTGAAGGTCGCCGGAGTGGAAGAGCTTGACCTGATCCAGCCCAGTGCCGACATCGAGCCCGGCTCCAAGGGGTACGCCGATTGTTTGACTGAGCCGGTCATCATCGTCGAAGAGCTTCCGCTGGGGTGGCGGCCATGACTGTTGAAGGCCAGGTTCAGGCCCTACTGCCGTCCAATTCGTCGAGGCTGGAACGGGTCGCGGTTGAGGCTCTGTTCGAACGGATCGGCGAACTGGAGCCGGTTCTGCACACGCTCTGGGACCCCCAAACCTGCCCTATCGAGGTTCTGCCCCACCTTGCCTGGGCACTTTCTGCTGACGAGTGGGACGCAACCTGGCCGGAAGAAAACCAGCGGGCGTACCTGGCCGAGTGGCCGCAGATCATCCGCAAGAAGGGGGTGTTGCCGACCTTGCAGCGTGCCCTGGCGGCGGCGGGCTACGGAAACGCCAAAGTTGTTGAGCGCTTCGGATGGGAATTTGCCGATGGGTCGCAGGTCGCAGATGGGTCGGTGACCGGGGCGCCTCCTGATCACTGGGCCGAATATCGGGTGATCATTACCAGGCTGGTGTCAGTTTCCCAAGCCGCCCAAATCCGCCGCATCCTTCGGGTTGTCGCGCCTGAACACTGCCGCCTGAAGGCGCTCGATTTCAGGCAGGCGGTGGGGCTTGCAAACGGTGAACTGATCGCAAACGGAAACTACAACGCGGGGATCGCATAATGGGAAACTTGAGTGAGGCGGCGAACTGGGAACCGGGCGTCTATCAGATCGAAGAGACCGACCCTTTGCATGGGGGGGAGCCGAATTTTATTGAAGGGCTTGGTCAGCTCAATTGGCCGACCACACACCTCGCCAACCGCACGGCTTGGCTGAAGCAAGAGCTCGCCAGCCTGCAAGCGAATTTCGCCGCGCTGGATGTGGCCGGCGACATTGACACCCGGATCAACCAGCTTCTGGACGGGGCGCCCGCCGCTCTGGATACTCTTGCCGAGCTGGCAACGGCGATTGAGGGGAACGACAGCGAGATCGCCGCCCTAGTGGCGCAGATCTCCGGGAAGCTAGGGGTCAATGACCAGGCGGCTGATGCGGCCACTGTGGGCGGGTACTCCGCGCAGTATCTTCGCAATGCGGGCAATTTGAATGCTGGAACGCTCCTGCCTGAGCGCCTGGATTATGCGACGTCCGACGAGTACCGCGCCCCCACGGTCAACAAGGTGCTCATGTCGGACAAGGTATGGGGGGCGATGGCCGAGGTGTCGCTGACTGACGCGGCGACGGTTTTGTGGGACCTGTCGACGGGCATCGACTTCACGCTCACTCTTGGGGGGAACCGGACGCTGGGCAACCCCACGGGGAAAACCCTGGGCAAGAAAGGCCGTCTCCGATTGGTCCAGGACGCGACCGGCGGGCGCACTCTGTCTTTCCATAGCCAGTTCAAATTCGCGAACGGTGCGGCCCCGGCGCTTTCGACCGCGCCCGGCGCGGTGGATATTCTGTACTACGATATCCAGTATTGGGATGTGGTTTACGTATCTGTGCTGCGGGGCGTGAGCTGATGCTGCCGGGAATGTTTACCCCTATGCCGTCCCTGTCCCCTGTGCGGGTCAACCTGGTCGATAGCGCGTCGGACGAGGTTGATAGCGTCACCAAGACCTTCGCCGCCATGAACCTGGGTACGCCGCATCCTGACCGGGTGATCGTGGTGACGGCCTATGTCCGTGAGAACGATGGCGCGCGACATATCGCGAGCGCGACCATCGGCGGGATCGCCGCAACAATCCATACCAGCAAATGGTGGGGCTCAGACGACGCCTATATCCAGATCCTCTCCGCTGCCGTTCCCACCGGAACGACCGGCGATGTTGTCATCACAATGGGTGGGCCGTGCAACGGATTTTCCATTGGCGTGTTCGAGGTGATCGGCGCTGACCCCGTGCCCTATGCCATCGTGGACACCGGGTATGGCACCAGCACCGTCGCGACGGTCGATATCGACGTGAAGGAAGGCGGGGCGGTCATCGCTTTGTGCGGCATGAAGACGACGACCGGCTGGACGTGGAACGCGCCCGCCATCGAGGCCTACACGGAAACCAACACCAGTTCCGACAGCTCTGGCGGCTACGAAGAGATGATTACCGCCGATGAAGTGGGCCGCACCTATGAGGCCGTGAGCTTGAACGCATTTGGCTGGCAGATGCACGCCGTCAGCTTCAAACCCAAGGGGACGTAAACGATGCTGTATCATGAAAACCCTGTCGACACCTTCACCGCGTGGTCGGGCGAGCCGATCAACGAGGTTCGGCACCCTCGTTCCATCGAACAGGCGTGGAGCGAGGAAGAGCTGAACGCTATCGGCCTTTTCCGACCCGCCGCCGCAGACCCGATCCCCGAAGGGAAGGTGTCCGTTGGCAAGTCCGTCCAGCGCGTGGATGGGGTGGTGAAATTCGTCCTCACGCTCGCCGACGCGCCCGCTCCGACCGCCGAAGAAGTGACCGCAGAACGTGACCGCCGGATCGCCGCAGGTTTTACCTTCATGGGGCACCTGTTCCAGGCCGACCCGGAAAGCCTGCAAAACGTCAACGGGGCCGTTTCGGCGGCGCTTGCCGCGCAACTGGGCGGTATCGCGCCGGATGAGGCGAACTGGTTCAACGGTGGGGCGTTCTCCTGGTTGGCCGCGGACAACACTTCGGTCCAGATGACACCCGGCGATGTGGTGGCTTTCGGGATGGCCGCCGCCGCGCACAAGAACGCGCACATTCATGCCGCGCGGACGCTCAAGAAC